GAATATTTAACTCAATTAGTTTATAAAAATCCTGTAAATAATAATGGTGCAAAGTTTTACGATAATGGAGCATCATTTAATTTATATTTTGATGGAATTGTAAATAACAATTTTGATAGTAATAAATTAGAATTCAATAATATAACTAATCCACTTAATTCAGATATAGAAATATTTAGAGTTAATCCTCAAAAAAATTTATCATCTGTTAATGGTTTTCAAAATCAATCTGGTGAAGAGATTCCTTTTATAATTTCTGATGTATATTTACAAAATATTTCTACAATATTTGATTCCAGTAACAACGAATTTTTTAATTCATTAAAAATGGTACTCAGCTTAAAAAATTTAAATGAATTATCAATTACTGATGTTGCAGCAAATGCTGGGTGGTCATTAGAATCATTAAACAATGATAATTTAGGTAATCCCATGATAGCATCAGACACCACTAATGCATTTGCATCAGATCATGTTGTTTTCCCTTCTTTAAGTAAAACAAAAGAATTATTAAGTGAAAATATTTCTTCTATAAATTATAGTATTAAAATACAAACACAAACAACTGGTACAACATTGGCTCCCACATTTGATAACATTCAAATTATTTGTGTTGATCAGACAATAAATATTCATTGTTCTAATTTAATAAAAAATAATGAACAAGTTATATCATATACTAGTACTCCGGTTGATCCATCTAATTACACTGCAACTAGTTACTTATTAGGTAGAAATTTTACAGTTAACAAAATAACTTCGGTTAGAACATATAGTTATACATTTGATCTTCCATTAAGACCTTTTAATGGTTTAAAAATAACTACTCCCGTTATTAAACAGACAACTACTTTTTTCCGTATAACTGATTCTAAAACAGGTGAAGATTATGTTAATTCAATATTTTTAGGATTATTAACTCCTTCAAATGCTTGGAAAACAAACAATCCTCAATTTAAAGATTTTACTCAATTTTATAATGAAAATTCACCAGATGATGAAGAAACTTCTTTATCTATTTCTGGTTCTTTATCACCTAATGATCTAAATGATTTAAAATTTAAATTAATTATTAATAGCGATAATAATGATACTATGACATTATCATTAAGAGGACCAAATAGTACACCTTCTGATAGCTTATTCATATCGTCTTCTTATGGTATTAAAAAGAATTTTAGTTTATATAATACTTCAACAGATGCAAGTGGAAATGAAGTTAATAATATTTCTGGTGATTTTTCTGTCGCATTAGAATATTCTTCTATAAGTGATTCTGCTGGATTAGGAGCTATACAAAGTGGATATCAAAATAATCTTGTTTTGAATGATCCTAATGGCTATATAATTCAATTGGTAGGTGATTATGAAACAAATTATATTGTAGAATATTTTACTGCTAAAAATGAAGATAATTACTTTAATTTACAAGACAGTACAAATATTTGCAACCGTGATGGTTATGAAGAAAACACAAATTTTTTAACTGTTGTGAACTCATATGAAAATGTAACATATTGGGATAAAGAGAGTTATAAAGTAGAAGTAACATATGACAATGATAATAAAAAAAGTATATTAACTATTGTTAATAGTTCTAATCTTGAACAAGTTTTTAAAATAGTTATAAATGAAGATTATGGATTTTTAAATACTACAGCTATTATTTCAAGAGGAGGTAGAGATATATACAGAATTGATAAATTTTATGGAGATACTGAAGAAAATAGTATATTTGAAGAAAAATTTATTAACACAGATTATAACGTTCCTCAAGGAGATAATGGTTGGTTCCCAGTAGATGATGGTGTATTTGCAAATATCAATCATGGTTCAAGGGTTTTGGATCTTGGCACAATACAGACCATCGGAAATATATTTAATTTTACTTTAAACCCCGATTCTATTTCAGTTAATATGATTGGTAATGCAGATCTTCCACTTAATCCTATTGTTTATGATGTTCCTCAATTTCAACTTGTTGAAAATAGTGATGGTGTATTAGATGGTTTAACTTTCCAATATAGAGATAATGATAATACAAATGTTTCTCGTACATTGAAATTAGATAGATACAGAGGATTTCATGGTATGCAATTGACAAACAATGTTTATACAATATTCCGTGACCAATTAGTTGCTGAATTTAGAGTAACTAATAATGATGGTGTTACTATTGGACAAAATTATAATGTATTCTATAATGATACTGTAACAGTTGATGATCTTAAATATGTAGGTGGTAACAATGATGGAGAGAAAGTAGGATCAGGAACTATTGGATTAGGTATTACATTCAATATGTCAATGTTAGCATATGAAGATCCTTCAACACATAATTTATATACTAAGGGTGATATTGTTACAATAACTATATTGAATCCATATAAAGTTTTAGATGAAGCAATAATAAATGATAATACTCTAACAAAAATGACTAAGAGTTTGAAAGATTATGAAATATATAAATTTACTGGATCCAATTTTAATAATACCAATGGACCTTTGGATATTACATCTAGTAGACTTAAACTTAATAATTCAAATTTCCCATATGGATTTGCTGCATATGAATTATTATTGATGCCTGGTGCAACTAATTTATATTTTGATTCAAATTATATAGGAAATCCAGAGAATAAAACAGGTGATGCTAATTATCATAATATAAAACCGGTTACTTGGGGTAATATTGTTAGTTCCTATGACTACAATCATATGATTAATAATGGCATTAATGTGAATGGATATAATATTAAACGTAATAAACACCAACAAAATTCAAATTATAGAGGTTCTATTAGTTATTATGTCCAAACTCCCCCTTACTTATCTACTACACAAAGAACTGATACTAGTTTTGAAGCTGATACTAGACATCGTTTTGAAGCTATACCATATAATCCTTCCCAAAATAAAGCAAATAATTTTACAAGATATTATCCAGTAACTGGAACTTCAGCTGAGGTTTACTATCCATTTGCTAGTGGTTCAAGAACAATAAATGGTATTGATTCTACTTCATATTCAACAAATTTTGATGTTTTAAAAACAAATAATGTAAAAATAACCCATTATGCATCTAAAAATATTGCAAAATATTCAACAAATCCTAATAATGCGGTACGTTACTTTTTTGTTGAAGGTAATTACATGACAATTGCATTATATCTTGGTTTAAAAGCGGATAATTCTAGTATTAATATAGTTACTTTATATAATAATTTACCTGCAAATCGTTTATTGTATAAAACAGATTCATCTTCTGTATTTTATGTTGCATCAAGATTAAATAGTAATGGAGGTGTCAGAATGAATTTATATCAAACACCTGATGCAGCCTATTCAATTGGTCAACAAGATATATATGCAACTAATAGTACTAACAAAACCCCAAATATTTTATTTGATGTGCCTAATTTCTTTTTTACTGGTTTAAATAATGTAAAATTAGATTTACCTACTGGTAATGGTCAAAAAGTTACTTTGTATACAAATTCTCTATCATTTGATTCATCTGGTACTGCCACAATGACATTGTACAAGTATTTACCTGCATCAGTACTTGACTATAATAATTATAATCCAAAAGATCATCAAACAGATGTTGTTCTTTATAATCAAAGACAAACAAAACAAGTGGTTATACCTGCTTTACCTTTATCACAAACAGGTGTTCCAAATTGGAATAATGTATTAAAAAATATAAATATAGCATCTTTACCTAATTCATGGACAGATGACACTACATGGAATACAAGTACTAAAACAGCTTGGGTTTCATTAATTAATTATAATTATGATTCTACTAAAGAAATTCCACCTCGTATTTTCAGTAGTCCATCAAATGGATCTTTTAAAGTTACAATGATAACAAAACTTTCAGCATATGAAATTGTGGATAAATTAGGTTTGACTGTAGCAGAAGTAACATCAACTGGTTTAATTAGAACAAAGGTTATTTCCACAAATAATGCAATAATAAATCCATTTGTAACTAATAGAATTCCTTCAACAAATAATAATCAAACAAATTTACCAAATATAGCATCAATAGAATCAGTGGAAGGTTATAGTTTGAACACTCAATAAGTGAATAAGTTAATAAGTTAATAAGTAAATAATAATAAATAATAAATAAATAAATGTCATATTTTGTTTATTTATTACTTTCAACCGATAATTGTACTTATGTAGGTGCAACAACTGATCTAGAAAGACGTTTAAGGCAACATAATAAAGAAATAAAAGGCGGAGCATTTGCTACTGGTTCAAAAGTATCTAAAGGTGAAATATGGATTAGAGCTGCACATGTTGAAGGATTTCCTGATTGGCAAGCCGCATTACAATTTGAATGGAGATGGAAACAATTGTCAAGAAAAATAAAATTGGAAATGCATCCTTTAAAAAGAAGAATTATTGCTTTAAAACAATTGTTAGCACTAGAAAGACCAACAACAAAGGCAAAAGCATATAGCGAATGGGACGAAAAACCAATAGTTGTATTAGAAGATGAAGAAGCTAGAAAATATTATGAAGAAATATAATTTATTTTATAATTTTTTTTACTTCTTGTTCTTTTGTTAGTTGTTCTTTTTTTGTTAGTTTTTATTTTGTTAGTTTTATGTATTTTAAACGCTTTTTTTACAAATCCAGTTATTCCTGATTGATTTCCTAAAATTAAATGAACAATATTCTTATAAAAAGAACGAAAATCAGCATGATGTTTTTTAATTTCATCAAATGTAAACCATTTAATTTGTGTTTTTTCAAAAATCTTTGTGTCTCTAATTATTTTTTTATCAAGTCTTTTTTGTAAAAATTGTTGATTATTATTATAATAATGTGGTAACATTGGATCATATTTCATGGGGAAAATATGGCATCTATATGTACTATACCCTTCAGATTTATAATCAATATTATAAGTTCCATATTTTGTCAACATTTTTCTGATATCTGAATCATTACCTAAAAATCCTGTTAACTCTTCGCCACCTTCTCTTATTGCAGTTTGTAAAAAAGTTTCATTTGCATCTGTTCCACCACCGAAATCTGACCAACCTGGATTTTCATCTATGTCTCTTTCTTTGCCGAATAAAAACATAATTTTATTGTTATGTATTGTGACTGGTAAAATGCTAGCACCCATGTATATTATATATATTTTATATTATGCAAATAATTATATATATAATATATAAA